TGGTGAAACAGCAGATAAAGCAGAAGATTTAATTCTTAGAGAAAAAGCAAAACAAGAAAAAATTAAAACAGAAAAAGAAGAAATAAAAAAACAACAAGAAATAGAAAAATTAAAAGTTAATGATTTCCAACCGGGTGAAGATACAAGAAGAGAACAACAAAGAAAAGAAGATTTTATTAGAGATAATAATACTACAGAAGCTGAAAAAGAGTATGTTAAACAGCAAGCAAAAAATATAGTTAGAAGAGGTACAGAAACGCCTACTGGAACAGGACAACTATTAGGTAGTTCATTTGATAGAGATAAAGAAAGAACACCAAGTGGTAAAAGTTATACACAATCAAAAATAGAACAAGCCGCTAAAACAGGTAGATATAGCGGATTTTAATATAGGAGAAAAATATGGCAGAAGGAATGATGAATAACCCTAACGCTATGGGAGGCCAACCTCCTATGAGTGAACCCCCAATGGGTAATCCAATGGGTGGACAACCAGAACAAATGGGTGTAGTAGATGATGCTGTTCTTGATATGCATCTTACAGAAGATGTTAAAAAAGCATTATCAGCAAAAGGTGTTGATGTATCTGCAGTAGCAGATAGAGGCCCTAAAGAACCAGTAGTAGTAATACCAGTTTCAATAATTATGAATAAATACAGAGGTGCTTCACCAGAAGAATCTATGAAACAGTTTGTACAGGATATGACAGCAAATGCTGAAGCTCCTGCTACAGAGCCAATGCCACAACCGGCAATGGCAGAAGCTCCTCCTTCACCAGAAGGATTAGGAGCACCAACAATGGATAGGCCACCTATGACAGCTTAGTCATAGCCCCGATGCGACTCTAGGCCACCTGTTTTCCAACAGCCCCAAAAAAAGGAGAATAAAATGGAAGAAAATAAAAACGAGGAAATTAAACAAGAGGAGACTCAAGTAGAAGATACTCAAACACAGGCCCTTCTCGAGCCTAGCCCTTACAAACGTAAGGCAACAGACGACACAGCTACCGTTTCAGAGGACACTTCTTCAGAAGAAGAAGCCACTCCAGATGAAGAACGCCCTGTTAATGCTGAAGAGAAAGTGTTTAAGAAACGTTACGACGACCTTAAACGACATTACGATTCAACTGTCAACAAGCATAAAGACGATGTCTCAAATCTTAAACGTCAGTTAGAAGAAAGTACTGAAAAAGAATTACCAAAAACTAAAGAAGAAATAGAAGCTTGGAGAACTAAATATCCAGATGTCTATGATGTTATAGAAACTATAGCACATACTAAGGCAGATGAAAAAGCTAAAAAAATCCAAACTGAGCTTAAAGAACTGGAAAGCCAACAAGCGGTTGTCCAAAGAGATAAAGCCGAAGTGGAGTTAGCAAAACTTCATCCCGATTATCATGATATAAGAGGAGATGAAAAATTTCATCAATGGGTTAGCGAACAAGATTCTACTATTCAAGGTTGGTTGTATGAAAATACATCTAATGCAAAATTAGCCGCTCGAGCTATTGACTTGTATAAAGTTGATACTGGACATAAAAAGAAAAAAGCTAATAGCTCATTAGAAGCATCTAAATCAGTAACTTCAACTAGCAAACGTGACATTAATACTGCAAATAAAAAAACGTGGAAAGTTAGCGACATAGCTAAAATGAAACCGGCTGAGTTTGCAAAACATGAAAAGGACATTGACTTAGCTAGAGTTGAGGGAAGAATTGTTAATGCTTAATCTTTATGTCTATAGGAGGACAAAATTATGGCTATAGGAACAGCAAACGGGTATAACAATTTACCATCTGGTAATTGGTTACCTGCTATATACAGTCAAAAAGTCCAAAAGTTCTTTAGAACTGCATCAGTAGTAGAAGATATTACTAATACTGATTACGCAGGTGAGATTGAAGCTTACGGAGATACAGTTAACATTATTAAAGAGCCTACCATTACAGTTAGTTCTTATACCAGAGGTGCTCAAATAGCTCCTCAGAATTTGGCAGATGACCAAATTCAAATGGTTGTAGACCAAGCTAATGCGTTCGCTTTTAAAGTTGACGATATCGAAGAAAGACAAGCTCATGTGAACTGGGAGGCTTTGGCTACTTCTTCTGGAGCATATGCTCTAAAAGATTCATACGATGCAAATGTAATTGCGGCAATGTTTGCCGGTGCAGGAACTACTACTGGTAGTGATGGCTCTGGTGCAGACGTAGGTTTCGGTTCTTCCGAAGTTGACCCAATGGATATTTTAGCAACTGCGGCTAAAAATCTACACGCATTAGATATTCCAACTGATAACAGATGGTTTTTAGCATCTCCAGAGTTCTATGAACAACTTGGAAATGCATCATCTAAATTAATGGATGCATCTATTACCGGTGATGGTACATCACCTTTAAGAAATGGTTCAGTTGTTAATGGTCTTGTAAATGGTTTTAAACTTTACATGACTAATAACTTTGCCGCTTCTTCAACTTCTAACTACGTTAAAGTAATGTTTGGACACATGTCTTCAACTGCTACTGCTAATGCTATTGCAAAAACAGAAGTAATTAGAGACCCAGACTCATTCTCTGATATTGTTAGAGGTCTTCACGTCTTTGGCAGAAAAGTACTTCGTTCGGAAGCACTTCAAGCTAGACATCTTTTAATTGATTAGGAGGATATAACATGGCTACATATGATGTAACAGGCCCTAGTACCGCAGGTGCTAGACCAAGTAGATTTAGTGCAGGTATAAGAACTCCTTATCTTGTAGAAAATGTAATTGACATTGCGGCAATTAATAGTGATGCAGGAACTGCAACAGGAGATGTTTTACAAGCTCTTGATATTCCGGCAGAAACTTTAATCATGCAAGCAGGAATGGAAATATTAACACAACTATCTAACTCTGTAACTGTAGATTTAGGTATTACTGGTGGAGATGTTGACAATTTTGTTGATGGCGATGCAAAAGAAGTTGGGTATTCTGTACTTACAAACACAGCAAATCTTGTTGTTGCTAGTGCAGATACACTTGATGTACTAATGCTAAGTGCGGCATCCAGTGCGGGTAAAATCCGTGTTTGGGCAGTACTTTGTGATGTTAGTGGCGTTGATGAGACTGACAGAAATACTGCGGCTCAACACGACGGCTAATTAATATAATTTAGAGGGGGCTTCGGCCCCCTTTTATTAATTTACTAAATAAAGGATTTATGACAACTTACGATTTTAGAAAAAAAAGTTCTGCATCTACAGGACAAAAAACTATTCACATGTATCCTAATCAAAATAATGTTAAACATGAAATGGAAGAAAGAGTAGAAAATTTAGAAATTAAATTAGATAAAATATTAAGTTTATTAGAAAATAAAAAAGATAAAATTAATGGTTAAAATAGTAATGGCTATAATAATAACATCCATGCCTAATTGGCCATCAGTTAGATATCAAGGATATCTTTATCCAGACATGGAAACATGCACAGAATACAATCAAATTATGATTGATGATTTTAAATCTTATGCACGAAGTCAAGGTGATGAAGATATTCATTTTGATTCGTTTTGTTTTGAGACAGAGTCTTATCCAATAGAAGGTTTTAACACAATAGAATTAGGAATATAATGGCAACATACTTAACAATAACTAACAGAGTACTAAATGATTTAAATGAAGTAGAATTAACTTCAGCTAATTTTGCATCTAGTAGAGGAGTACAAACCTCTGTTAAAAACTTTGTTAATCGTTCATTACATGATGTTTATAATGAATTAGAAGAATTACCAAGTCTTCATAAAGAAACATTTTATAATACTAATGCAGGTCAACGAGAATATAATTTACCTACAACAGATTCTCCACAAACAGGAGATTTAGAATGGCGTAAAATAGATTGGGATACTATCTATTTAAAACCAAAAGAATTAGTTACTAATGGGGAGTTTACTTCTAATATAACTAGTTGGACAACTATAGCAGGTGCAGGTAGTGCCGCTTATAATAGTGGAGGTAATGGTAGATTAAGATTAAATGATTATGCCGCTTATCAAGCTATTACAACTAGTAAAAATACAGAATACAGAATACAAGTAAAAGTATATGATTCTAATAGTGTAGGACAAGCATTAAAAATACAAGTAGGTACTGCGGCAGAAGGTACACAAAATTTAAGTACGACATTAACTGTAGAAAATTTTGGTGAAGGTGCAGTATTAGATACAGTGTTTACAGCAACAGCTCAAACAAGTTACATTACAGTAAATAATACATCTACAGCAACTAATTTAGATGTAGATTATATTAGAATATCTAGAAATGTTAGTCCAAAAAGATTACGTTATATTTCTTATGATGATTATATTAGACAATATGCAGAAAAAGATAAAGCTAATTTAAGTACTTCTCAAGCAGAACCTAAATATATATATAAAACACAAAGTGGAAAATTAGGTTTAAGTCCAGTACCAGATAGAAATGATTATTCTATAGTTATTGAATATTGGAAAGAGCATACAGAATTATCTGCTCATGGAGATATTCCAGATTTGGATGATAGATATGCAGATTTAATTGTTACAAAAGCTAGATACTATGCATACAATTTACGTTCTGACCCAGAACATGCAATGATTGCAAATAAAGAATACAGAGATGGTTTAAAAAGATTACAAAAAGATTTAGTAGCAAAACAAGAATACATGCGTGATGAAAGAGTTAATCTTCGTCATTATGGTAGAGGTATAATGTAGTGCCAAATACTTCACA